CCTCACACGATGTATCACCCTGACACGGGAGAAAGTGTAAAGGTAACTACATTGCAAGAGCATTTAGACTTACAAGAGAACGGATTTGAACACAAGATGACAAAGAATATCGAAGGTAAAATCCTTAAGACCGACGACGAACAACGTATGGTATACGGGTGGGCGTCAGTCATTACTGAGAACGGTGAGCCAGTAGTAGATCGTCAAGATGACATGATTGAAGCTGACACTCTGGTCAAAGCAGTAAACGAATTTATGGAGCATGTGCGGGTCGGCAAGGCTATGCACGTTGGGGAACAGGTAGGAACAGTAGTTCACTCCCTCCCAATCACCAAAGAGATCGGTGATTCTCTCGGTATCCAATCTGATCGTGAAGGATGGGTCGTCGCTTACAAAGTATACGATGATGATGTCTGGGCTATGGTCAAGAGCGGTGAATTAGCAGCATTTTCCATTGGTGGAAAAGCTATCAAAGAGGAGATATAACTTGCCCAATCTCTTACAAAAGTTACAGCTTACAGAGCTTTCCCTAGTGGATCGCCCCGCCAATGCTCAGGCAATGGTATCCCTCTTTAAGCGTGACACTTCCCAAGAGGAACTTACAAAAATGACAGATGAAATGGAAGCCAAAGTTAAGGCGTATATGGATAAGAAAGGCGTTGGCCGTGAAGAAGCTATGAAGGCTATGGATATGTACAAAGCTGATGAAGCTCCAGAGGTTAATCCTCTTGAAGCAGAAGTAGTTGCCCTTAAGGCTGACAACGAGATGCTCCGCAAGGGTCTGATCGACAACGGATACGTTATTTCCGCTGAGGCTATTGAGAAGAAATCCGAAGAAGAGATGATTGATATTGAAGGCGAGATGGTCGTTAAGTCTGACATTCCAGCCCCAGTATTGAAAGCCCTTGAAGCTGCTATTGCTGATAAAGCTACACACGCTCTTGAAAAGGCTGACATCGAACTAACCAAACGTGCTGGTGATACACTCCCACACTTTGACGTTGATGTTGCTAAGTCTCTCGTAGACAAGTTCTACGACGACGAAAAGATTATGGAAGCCTTGAAAGCTGCTGACGCTGCCTTTGATGCCTCTATGCAAGAATTTGGTAAGTCCGATGTAGATGGTGATTTTACTTCACCTACTGACAAACTAGATGCTCTCGTAAAGTCCTACATGGACGACAACCAACTTAAGAAAAGTGACTTTGCCAAGGCTTACGCTGCTGTAGCGAAGACCGACGAAGGTAAGTCGCTAATTAACAAATCCTATAAAGGGGAATAAGAATGTCTTTCACACAATCCCGTGACAACCGTACCGTACTTGCTGCTGCTGATCTAAGCGCCAATCAATTCGCAATGGTTAAGTTCGATGCAAAAGCCGAGGCTGCAATCTGTGGTGCTGGTGAAGCTCCATTGGGCGTACTGACCGTACCTGCCAAGTTAGGCAATGCTTGTACTGTAACAGTATCTGGTATCGTAATGGTAGAAGTAGGTACTGGTGGTATCACTTTGGGTGCCAATGCTGCAACTAACGCATCAGGCCACGTTATCGCTGCTGCAACCAATGATGTTATTGTCGGTACTGCTCTCGAAGCTGGAGCCGCTGGCACAATCATCGCAATGGAAATCTCCCTTGCTAACAACATCTCTGCTTAATAGCTAACTAGGAATTATAATATGCCACTATTGACCCCCGCCCAAGTACATTTGGACGCACCACTGTCTAACTTGACACTGGCCTATGTACAATCACAAGAAGTCTTCATTGCTGACAAGGTATTTCCAGTTGTAGGTGTACCAAAGCAGTCGGACAAATACTACCTGTATGACCGAGCCAATGCTAACCGCAGTGGTGACGTTAAGAAACTAGCGCCACGTACAGAAGTCACACGTATCGGTCAGAAGCTGTCTAACGATGCTTACTTTGCTGACGTTTATGGTATCGGTATGGACTTCGACGAGCAAACTTTGTCTAACGAAGATGAAATGCTTAACATCCGTTCCGCTGGTGCGCAAACACTTGTCAACCGTATGATGATCCACCGTGAAGAGCAGTTCGCAAGTACGTTCTTTGTAGACGGTGTATGGACAACAAGCGTAACTGGTGCAACTAACGCATCTGGTAACCAGCCTGTCCTCTGGAGCGACTATACTAACTCCACACCAATCGCTAACGTAACTCTTGCAGCACGTACTATGCAGCTTACATCTGGTGGTTTCAAGCCAAACACAATGGTTGTCGGTAAGGGTGTTCGTGACATTCTGGTCAACCACCCAGACATCTTGTCTCGCTTGAACGGTGGTTCTACCATCAACAATCCAGCATTGATCGTAGATGCTAAGTTGGCTGAAATCTTTGGCGTAGAGAAATTCTTCGTCATGGAAGCTGTAGAGAACACAGCAGCAGATGGTGCTGTAGAAGTCTCTGCCTTCATTGGTGGCAACAACGCTCTCTTGTGCTACACACCATCAAGCGCAGGTTTGATGTCGCCAGCAGCAGGTCTGACCTTTGCTTGGAATAACGTCGAAGGCGCAAGCAACCTCGGTGTTACTGTTGAATCCTTCTCGGACGATGCACTAAAGCGCCAGCAGGTTGCAGAGCATATCCAAGTTAAGATGGCATACGACATGAAGCTCGTAGGCGCTGACTTGGGCTACTTCTTCAACGCAATCATTGCCTAATAGGTAGCGATTAAACTAAAGGGGTGTCCAGAGAAATCTGGGCATCACCCAATTATAAAATATAACAGTAGAATTAGGAAATACAATGCACCCAACATATCTAGGATTCCAAATCGATTGGCCAGTCTTTATTAAGCAAGGCTTTACTGGCAGTGGCAAGATTTGGAAACAAGGCGATCACTTTAATTGGCTAGAGCTAGGAGTTGATCCAGCTAAGGTAGCCCTAATGTATGATTACGGTAATCTATACCATAACGTAGAACTAGAAGTACAGAATAAAGTAGGCGATAGACTATCTGAGATGGCTGGCCCACAACTAGCAACTCTAGTTACCCTTCTTAATGCAGAGGTAAAGTCTCGTACCTCTAGTGGCACTGAGTTCGACAAGAAGAAGTGTAAGAAGTCAACTATTGATGACAAACAACGAGGTCTTATCCGCAGGTTCTTAAACAATAGCGCTTGGATTATGGATCACTTCTACCACGTTCGAGATGGTATTCTCGTAGAATAACAACAACGGAGACGACTTATATGGCTTGGTCTTATGATCCCACAGACTTAAATACTACTACGGCCTCTGGTCGTCTCAACACAGTCCGACTTCTGGTTGGCGATACTATTACACTAGATCAACAGGTACAGAACGAAGAGATTAACTTCGCTCTAACTGAGAATGGTAACAACGTGTACTACGCTGGTGCTTGGACTGCTCGTACCATTGCATCAAAGTACTCTCGTAAGGTCAACACAGAGTTGTCAGGCTCTCTTAAAGCTGACTACAGTGACCTTGCCAAGCAGTACAAGACCCTAGCGGACAGCTTAGACTACCAAGGTAAGACAGCAGGCGCTGCTATAGGTGTATTGGCTGGAGGCATCACAGTGGCTCGTACAGAGGCTGTCAGGGCTAATACCAACCGTGTTAAGCCAGCCTTCCGTGAGGGTCAGTTTAATAACCCAGCAAGTTATACACCAGAAACTTAAGGAGTAGTATATGTCGTTTCGTGCCTATGACCTCCTGAGCTTAGTACAAGACTTCGGGGAAGCTCTAACCCTTCGTCAGATTACAACTGATGGTACATACGATCCTGCTACAGGTTCTGTCGCTGGTTCTTCTACAACCGATACAGCCTTTACTGGCTACATGTATGACTACGCTACCATGAACCCAAGCGAAGTCATTCGTGGCTCTCGTAAGTGCGTTATTCCTTCGTTAGGGTTCACTCCTGAGCCTGAGCCAGATGATATTATCTTAGGCAATGGCGACACAGTAAAGATCAACAGAGTAGTTACGATATGGTCTGCTGGGACTGCTGTATGCTACTTATGTGACGTGGAGGAGTAACATGAAGAGTACTTTTGCTGTAAACGCTTCCTTCTACAACAAACTAAAGCACTTAGATGATATTGCAGTAGGTGGCGTTAAGGATAGGCTAGAAGATATAGCCAGAACTGCTGTAGACTACTCTCCAGTTGAGACAGGTGCTTATGTAACATCATTCTCCTACACTGTAGGTGCTGGTCGTCCAAGAGGTAAATCTTCTGACAATTTACCCAGAGGTGCAAACCTACAAGGTGAAAGAGACGAAGGTTATAACAACCTATTACAAGACATATCCCGTATAAAAAGTATTGAAGACTTAGATAACATCCAGCTAAGAAACGGCTCTCCACACGCATATGATGTGGAATACGGGGAGAAATGGGAGAGAACCGGAGGTTACTTCGTATTTGCTAAACTGGAGAATATCTATGGCTAACGACATCTACAACATCATACGTGCTGCCCTAGAGACAAAACTTTCTACTACCCTTGCTGGCACCGACATAGCTTACGAGAACGTAGCCTTTAGTCCTACTACAGGCACTCTCTTCGTCAAGCCAACATTCATTCCTACGGTAACACAACCTGCTACTCGTGGATTAAACCCATCACTTCTGTATCAAGGCGTATTTAACGTCATGGTTCATGCCCCAGAAGGAAGTGGTCCAGCTTTGTCTGACACTACCTGCAACACAATAACTAATGCTTTTGCTGCTACCACTGATATATCTATTACGGCTGGTGCAGAGACATACATCGTTCGCATACGCTACGCTGAAAGACAGCAAGGTCGTATTGACACCCCTTGGTACGCAGTCCCGATCAACATCGGCTGGTACATCTATAACACTTAATTGGAGAATACAATATGGCCTTTTCACAAGGATCACGTTCCAGTCTATCTTTCATAACCGAATCAACCTTTGGTACAACACCTGAGGGTAGCTTCGCTAACCTTCCGTTCAGTACGCACTCATTGAACCTAACCAAAGACGTACTTACTGGTACGGATATTGAAGCGGATCGTATGCCACGGGTTAACCGTCAAGG